TCCATCGATGCCGTCGCGGCCTGCCGCTCCCGTAGGACCGGGAGGCCCGACAGGTCCGATCTCTCCGACGATGCCGTCTTTCCCGTCCTTGCCGTCTTTGCCGGGAGCGCCGTCTTTACCATCAATTCCATCTTTGCCATCCTTGAGTGCCGCGAGACGTTCTTTTGTGTCGCGCAGCATTCCAACAAAATCTTCCTCCAGCCGCGCAAAGCGCATCTCCAGCGCCATGTGCTGGTTCTTCGCATCCAAAATCGCAGCAGTAATCTTCAGCGCTACCTCGCGCTCGATGCGGCCAGCGACCGCACCCAACTCCTGCGCCAGCACATCAAAGGGCGACAGTGGTGGCGTGGGAGGATCGGAAGTTTCGCCGGATGCTTTCGATATCTGGAGCATCTGTTATGGCCTTTGTGGGTATCGTGGGAGCCGGTTGCGCAGCAGACGGTGGAGCACCGGGTGATGGCGGTGCTGCCGGAATTGCGTTAGCCGCCGACAGCGGCACGACCTGTTGCTGGACGCGCGGTTCTTCTCCTGCCTCGACTGCTGGCATTTCAAATTCTGCACGGGCTTCGTTTGGGCTGAAGATGCCGCCCTGTACGCCACGCGCATAGCCTTCGACCCGCGTCTGGAACGCAGACCGCAGCAACGCTCTGGTGTCGAACTCAAGATATTCGTCGGGCTGGCCGTCCAGTTTGAAGAAATTTCCCCACGCCTCTTCGACGTGGTTGAGGCAGAAACCGAGACCGGTGGCAATCCATTGCTGCATCAACGTATCAGTTGCGCCGGTCGTGCCGCCCAATCCCAAGATCGCCAGCGGAATACGGAACGCCAAGGCAATACGCTGGTCGGCAAGCTTGAGCACGTTCGCCAGTTGCATGTCTTCCGCCGACAATGTCGGGATTGCAACCGGCTTTAATCCTTGTGTGAGGATCGGTGTGCCGCCAGCGCCGAGTCCTTTTGATTGTTCATCCCACCTCTGCCGGACGATCTCGACCTGTTCCTTGGTCAAGATCATGTCGGTGGCGAGCGTCACGCCGGGACGCGCCTGATTCGAATAGAACGCGAGTTGCTGGGCAACCATTGCATCGGTCAGGGCAATATCACGCGCCAGCGACACCAGCGGGCTTTCTCCCAGCAACATGTTGCGGCCCTGATCAACATGAAGTTTGATGTGCAAAACATCCCGCGCCGGGACCAGAAGTTGCATACCAATCATACGGTCAACGACCTGATTGCCGCCGAGCGAATAGATAACTTCACCGGTCTCCGCGACCATCGGCAGCGAGTATCGAGTATCCATCAGATGCAACGAATCGACTTCAAAGCGGTCATTGCGAATGGCCAACGCATAGGCATTGCCATCGATGTAGAGCGAACGGACGCTGTTGAGCAGAAAATCCGAAATACTCTGATAGGTATTCGGCTTGCGCAAGATACGACACAAGTCTGATGTCTCTACCCGCTCGCGCCCGCCATCATCGGTCGAGAGCCAGTGATCGCCGGGACACATGGCGACTGTCTGCGAGTATGCCGCCACGCAAGCTTCCACGAGCGCAGAGGTGGCACCAGCTTCGACATTGTAGCCAAGCTGCCACCAATTCCACTTGTCACCGACGTTGGCCGGAAGCCAGCCGCCAGTGACAGGTAACAGCCACGGCCCACCCCGTGGCTGTCCCTCGATGGCCTTCAGAAAAGGCCGTGTTATTTTTTGCAGCCAATTGGGCATCAAGCCTTCGCAGTCGCGGCACGAGTCTGATAGTTGCCCGCCTTGCTGCCTTCCATCTGCCGGTGCTGCTTCGCCCCGACATGAGCGCGGTCTTCCGGCTGCTTATAATATTTTGCAGCAGCAACCGCCTCTTCCGGCGTCTGGCCTTGCGGTGGTGAGCCATCGTACTCGTGCTCTTCGACTGGAATGCCCGCAGCGGCCTTGTCGTTTTCTTCCTGCGTTGGCGTCGGCTTGGTTTTTTCCATCCGCTCAATCGCGTCGGCGTTGTTCTTTTCCCTCGCCTCCTGATTGGCCTTGACCTGAGCCTCGGCCTCCTTGTTGTCGCGCGTCTGCTTCTCAGCCATTGCCGTCTCTCCTTCTGGTTTCCAAGCTGCTACTTCTTCGAACGCTGCTGAGCAGCAGCGCCCGCAGTAAACTCAAACATCAGTTCATTGCTGACCTTGTCGCCGTTACGCACAAGCACTGGCACCGATGCAGGAACAACGAACAGCGACGGCTTTACGCCAGTGCTAACCTTAGACGTTGATACAAACGTCGTCGGCTCATCGTAGCTGTTCATGACGATGACACTGGTTGGCGTGAAGCCAGAACCATTCACGACCATGGTGATGTCGGTTGGATCACCGGAAACAGCCGAAGGTGGCGACAACGAACTAAGAACTGGTGCCTGCTGGCCACTGCCATCAGGTGGCGGAATATCTGGCCTATCCGGCTCGCCATGCGTGTGCTGCAACGGGGTGCCGTCCCAATCATGTAAATCGATGGTAGCACCAGCCGCAACAAGATCATTTTCCTCCTGCGTCGGCGTCGGCCTCGGTACCACATTTTCGCCTGCTCGCGGCTGTGCGGTCTTCGGCCTGAGCGATTCTGTGCTGGTCGGCTTTACTGGCGGCATAGCGCTATCCTTTTCTTCTGAAGAAATGAAGGGCACGGCATCAGGGCTTAATGGGGAGATAGGGGGTGTTGTGATGCCGTGCCCCCGCGCTTCTGAAGTGTCAGCGGACACCTCAGTTAGAGAGCTAGTTCCAAGTCATCGCCGTCGTCCACACCACCGATCCAGTCCGACGCATGGCCCAATTCAGGTCCATGATCATCCTGATGCCGATAGTGTCGGTCTGCCACAACGAACGAGTCGGTGCCGCAACCGTGGGAGGTGTACCAACCGTTGCAATTTGCAGCGGCGTGGTGTCTTCCATGTGCAGCACAGCCTGATCGCTTACGTCGAAGCGCGGGCTATCGCCGGTCGCGGAGATGAAATCAGCAGCATCGATCAAGAACATCGTGTCCACCGGACAAGTCGATGACGTGATGAGTCCGTAACTCAACAACGTGCCTGCGCCGACCTCTTCCAAGAACGGGAAGTCGCCGCCTGCCGCTGCTTGCGTCAGCGAAATCGCCAGCGCGTCTGCCGGGTTCATGATCCACGTCGGAGCGCGAAGATTGCCCTTCGTGTTCGTGATCAATGCACCGACCAACGCCTTGAGATCACCGATGACCGCCGCGATGCCGCCGCCTGACGTTGCCGTAGTGGCAGAAACGCCATTCTTCAGACCGGCTGGCCGCGTTGTCGTGGCCGGGTTCGCATCGATAAGGATCGAATCGATAGCGACCGCCGTGTCTTCCAAGATCGCCTGACGCACGATGCCTTCGATTGAAGGCGTCGAGTGTTCGGTGATCTCGCGGGTCAGGGTGGTGATCACGCCCAGCTTCTTTGGAGTCAACGTGATCGCAGTGAATGCACCCTGACGCACCGGGATCGGAGCGCCTTGCGCGAAGAACGATCCGGCGATTGTCGATGCCGTATTACGCGCAGGCAACGATATCGTGCCGTTGCGACCGAAGGTGAAGGAGCCGCCCTTGGCAGCAAGCTTCGGGTAGATCGAAAGCGGCATCAACGCCGCAATGAACTCACCGATAACCGTCTGCACCAGTTCGACTGCCCAACCGGTAGTCGTCGTGTCGGCGGGGATCGACGCAGCCTTGGAGACCATCATCCCAAGAACCTGCCGGGTGATGTCGGTCTGCTCGTTCTCGCCATAGGTGTTCTTCAGCACTTGATCGAGGGTGAACTGACCCTTCTGATCGTGGTGCTTCAGAGCAACCGTGAGGGCGCGGCAGAGGTGATCGATGGGCTGCACCTTCTTGGCCGGGAACGCGAAGGGGCGAGCGCTGTGAATGACCATGGCGCTTCCGTTGCCATTGGCCTTCGCATCTGCGTTCGCCTTGACGGTTGAAGCAACCAGCTTCGTCTCGGCGGACTTGAGAGCGTCGAGAGACTGCTGCTGCTTTTCGATCTTCTCGGTGAGTTCCTTGGTAATCGTCAAGGACTCCTCCGTAGGATTTTCGTCATCCACATTCTTCATGTGGGTGTCGAGATCATCCTTGAACCGGACAAGACGCTGTTCGGTTTCTTGGATGCGCTCAGAGATAGGCTTCATGTGGTCACCCTTTTTTAGGGCACTACGTGTTTCGGCTGACTTGCCGTTGCTCCCCCGATAGCGAGTGACCTGTCCCTCTGCGCCTTTCTTGGCGAAGACAAGTTTCATCGTATCGTCGGAAACCTTAAGCGATTTTGCGACCGCCAAGGCATTCGGATTAGCTGGTACCGAGACCAATGAAGTCTCGACCAACTCCTGTTTGGTGTAGGCATTGCCGCTGGTCCCGTTGGACTTGCGCGGCCCGCTTTCCAGCGGCATAAAACCGACGCTGACGGCGCGGAGAACACCGCACTCAATCAGTGCCCTGATCTCATCGATACGTGGCGACGTTCCCTGCGGGGCCAATTCGAGATGACCGCGCAATGCGCCATCTGTTACGCGGATATTTTTCCAGCGTCCTATGGGAAAGTCGGAATTGTGGTTGAACAGCGCGATTGGGTTCTTGTTGAAATTGTCGAGCACCCATCCGTTTGAATCGACCACGTCGCCATAGCGATCAACAGTAGCATCCGACAGGATGTACTCGTTCTCGATAACTTCTGGCTGCGCATGCGTTTTGCGGATCACGGTTTTGCCAGATGCTGACTTGTTGCGCCACATGTCCATGCATATTGCAACGGACTTGTCGTTGTCTTCGTCCGGATGCTCATCCTGTCTTGCCGAGATGCAAGCGCTGACGAAGTCGTCTTGGTTGTCGAATTTTGACGGGTCTGGCATGTCACTCTCCAAAATCCCCTAAATCGCCACCTTCTTGCCAAAGCATCTCGCAGATATCGCGGGCGTCATCGTCGTCTTCTGCATCACCGCTTTCGGTCAGATCGCTGATGCATTGCTCCATGAAAATTCTCCGTGCGCTCGCATCCTGTTTCTGCATCTGGCCCAGCGCCCGTTTGGCCCGTAGGACGATTTCCTGTGCTTCCTTGGCCGAGTAAGGCATTTAACCTATCCCCCATTAAGGTTTGCGAACGCGGCACCGCCCCCATATGTTAGGGACAAGCCTGTGATCAGGAGTAATCGTCATGGCGAAGCCACCTGAGCCAGCTATCTATGACGCTGACGGAAAGATTCCCCCGGAGCGCTTCGACAACGATCTGCCGGGTAATCCGGTAGACAAATCGCCGGGGTCACTTTACGACCACGTCAAGCAGCGAATTACATCGGAGAACATTAAGGACACCCATGAGGGGTCCGCTCACGATGGCAAATGACGTTATATCAGATGGAGAGAGATGTGGCCAAGGTGCCATTCAACTACGGAATCTTTGAATCCTACGCGGCCTGCTGGACGATCCACGAGGCGTGGGTGCTGATCGAGAACTCTTGGGTCCAGTTCAATGCCGGTGAAGTCGCCGCCAACGTCCGACAATTGCCAGAAGCTGAAGTCCGCCAAACCTTCGGCCCGCTGCCGTCACTCCCGGCTGAAGCTTTTACCCACGTCTTTTAACGGCCTCGCGATACACCGCCGCCCATTTCGGTGAATAGTTTGCCGCCACGCCGCCATACAAGTCACGCATTCCTTGATCAAGTTCGGCTTGCCGCGCCGCTGCCGCAGGATTT